CCCCCGCCCGCCCCGGGGGCGGCACGAGGGCGTCAGAGCCGGATGGGCTTGACGGGCTTGACGGGCGCGATCATGTGCAGGTGCTCGGCGGTCAGCGCGAGCGGTACCCCCTCGGGTACGAGCGAGGCGACCTTGCGGCCCGGCGACAGGTGCAGGGTGACGGTGGTGGCCCGCATGGTGGCGAACGCGTCGGACAGGTACCGGGCGGTGAACGTCACGGGGGCGAGTACGCCGTGGACGTCGGCGCTGATGGGCGTGCCCTCGACGGTCGGGTCGGCGGACACGGAGATGCTGTCGACGCTCATGCGCACGGTCACCTGTGGGAATCGATGACCCTGCGCGTTCGTGTCAGCGACGGCGAGCAGCGCAGCGAACGCCTTCCGGTTCACGGTCGCGGTCGTCTCGGACTCGCGGGGCACCCACGGGGCAAGGGATACGGGCGTACCGGAGGTCAGGCGCAGGGTCGCGGCGAGCGGCCCGCTGTGGACGCTCACCCATCCCTCGCCGCGCGGGTCGGCGCTCACTCCGATGGCGGCGTGCGTATGAGGGGACTTCGTCAGGACCTTGGCGAACATGCGGCCGGGCACGAGCACGGACGCGGGCGGCCCCGGGGACAGCGCGGCAACGGTGGGGGTGCGCACGCTCACTACCCGGTACCGGTCGGTGGCCTCGCAGACGATCTCCTCGGAGGACATCCGCAGGTGGATAGCGGTCAGCACGGGCAAGGCGTCGAGCCGCTCGACAGCGGAAGCCGCGGCGCGCGCGACGCGCGCGAACTCGGCGCGGTCGACCCCGTAGCCGGGCGGAACCTGGGCGGGCGTGACCGGCCAGTCGACGACGGGCAGCGTTTTCAGCTCGGTGGTGGTGGCGCCCACGGCCACGGTCACGGTCTGCCCGTGGAGGGTGAACGTGGCGGGCACGTCAGCGAGCGTGGCGGCGGACCCGCGCACGGCCTTGACGGCTCTGATCAGGGCGGTGTGGTCGACAACGAACCGGTGGTCCGGCCCGGGTGCTTCCCCGGGCAGGGTCATGGTGATGCACGTGTCGAGGTCGTAGCCGGTGACGGTCGCGGCCCCGTCCCGGGCCTGGATGAGGACCCCGGCGAGGATGGGCAGGGCCGGGCGGGCACGGCGGATCAGGCTGGTGGCGGAGAGCGCGGAGCGCAGCGCTCCCGCGCTGGTGGTGATCATCGGGCAGTCCCTTCGGGACGGGGTCGCAGCACGGCGGCGAGCAGCCGGCGCGTGCGGCGACGGTCGACGTCGGCGAGCAGGGCGAGCATCCGGGTGGTCAGGTCGGCCTGCGCCATGTCGGGGTGGCGGTGCCGGTAGGTCGTCATCGACAGGCGGGCGCGTGCGGCGCGCAGGCGACGGGCGGTCGGGTCCATCGGGTCCCCTCTCTGGGGTGGGGCCCCGGCGTGGGAAGCGAGTCGGTGGGCGCGGTGCGCCCGGTCGCGTGTCCCACGCCGGGACGGTGGGCCCGGCGCGGGGCGGTGGGACGGTCACCGGCCCCGCGTCGGGGGTCTGGGTCAGCTCGCGAGGACGAACGCGTCGAACGCGGCGCGCTTGAGCTTGGTCACGCTGTTCTGGATGAGGACCCGCTCGGCGCGGATCGACAGGGCGGTCTCGTCGTCGGCCCCCTGGACGGGGGCGTAGTGGTCGAGGTACTCGACGACGGACTGGTAGCCCGCCCATCGGCTGCCCCGGATGTTCGCGTTCGTGTCGGCCTCGGAGTACAGGTGGCGGAGCTGGGCAAGCAGTGCGTCGTTGTTCTCCTTGGCGCGCTTTCCGGCGTCGGTGTCGATCGGGAACAGGCGGCGGATCTTGTTGGTGAAGTCGACGTCCCTCATGCTCGTCTGCAGCATCCGCTCGGCTTCGAGCTGGAACGCTTCGAGGTACTTCCAGGTCAGTCGCAGCGCTTCGCGCGCTTCGGCGACCTTGGAGGTGACCCCGCTCGTGTGGCGGATCGTGAAGGTCGAACGCGCCTGACGCAGCGCGGCGGCTTGGGTGTTCGCGCACACGATGCGGACCGGGGACACGACGGCGCGCATGCTGGCCGTGCCGTCGTGGGCGTTCATCGCGGCGATGTACAGGTCGAGGTCGTCGGTGCCGTCCCCGATGGTCATCGCCTCGGGCATCTTCATCGTGATGAAGACGTGCCGCCCTTCCTTCAAGCTCCCGGCGGTCTCGAAGTGCGCGCCCGACTCGTCGGACAGGACGTTGAGGAAGTCGGCGAGTTCCTCGTTCTGGACGGGCTGCCACTGCTCACCCACGTACCCGAGGACGTCGGGCTCCCCGGTCTTGGGGTGGGTGCGGACGGTGGCGTAGGCCCCGGGGACGGTCAGGGTCCGCTCGTCGACGACGGTCTGGAGCGGGGACTTGCGGACGTTCCACCCGCCCAGGTGGGCGGTGGTCATGGCCTCTTCGGCGGTGAACGTGCTGGGGAGCACGGTGCCGAGTCGGTGCCAGGCGTCGAGCCGGGCGGAGACGAAGGCGGTGGATCCGTCGGAGAACTGCTCGAGTTCGTGAGCCACTGGTCTGGTTCCTTTCGGGTACTGCGTCGGGTGTTCAGATGGGGCGGGAGCGCCCCGGGCAGGCGTGCTGCCCGGGGCGCGAGATCAGCGCGCGGGGCGCGAGGGGTGAACGGTGATCTGGTACTCGGAGCCGTCGGAGAGGGTCAGCACGACTCCCGCGAGGGCGGTGATCCCGGCGTTCTCGTAGGTGGTGGCTTCGGACACGTACACGTCGTCGGAGCCGGTGGTCTCCTCGATGGCGAGCGACAGCTCTTCGTTGAAGACGAAGGCGATGGCGGTGGCGAGTTCGGCGGGGTTCATGGTGGGCCCTCTCATATCTTGACTAGCTCTGTACTGGTTATGTTTTAAGTATGAGGGGCTGTCCGGGATGGCACAAGACGTGCGCTGGGCCCGTTTTCGAGAGTTTTCCCAGGTGGGAAGGGGTCTGCTAGTCGCGCTCGTCGGGGGCGTGCGCGAGGCTGAAGAGGTCGCGGGCCATCTCGCGAGCGTGGCACTGGCACGAGAGCTTGACCGTCACGGAGTCGGCGGCGCGAAGGCCGACGACGTACCAGAGCTCTCCGGACCCCGCTACGGCGGTCATCGCCTGGGTGCCGATGTGGGTCTCGATGTCGTCATACAGATCGGCCAGGGTCTCGATCAGCTGGGCCCCCTCTTCGGGGCTGCCCCACTTCGGCTGCTGTCGCAGCACGGGGAGGCGTGAGGTGTCGCAGTAGGCGATGCCGTTGACGCGGTGGGTCGGAGGCTTCACGGGGGCTCTCTTTCGTTGATAGTGCTGTACTGGTTATGTTTTAAGTATGACGGAGGCCCCGGTGAGAGCCAAGACTCAGCCGGGGTGAAATGAGTGCCTTTTCCCAGGTGAAAGGGGGTGTCGAGAGTGGGTAAGCGCGGACCCCGGCCGACGCCGACGAACGTGCGGCTGCTGCGCGGCGACCGCCGCGACCGGATCAACACCGACGAGCCGGTGCCCGGCGACGGACTCCCCGAGTGCCCCGACGACGCGTCGGCCGACGTGCGGGCCGTGTGGGACTACACCGTCGACCAGCTCGCCGCGATGGGCACCGCCACCCCGGCCGACCGCGACGCGCTGCGCGCCTACTGCGAAGCCGTGGTCACCCACCGAAAGGCGTGCGCGCTCCTGGCCAAGAGCGGGATCCTCATCCGCTCGGCCAAGGGCGGGGCGCTCGTGCGCAACCCCGTCGTCCAGGTCCAGCGCGACGCCGCAGCGACCCTGCGCGGCTTCGCCCAGGAGTTCGGACTGACCCCGTCCGCCCGGTCGGAGATCCGCATGGCGAGGGAGACGGGCCGTGGCCGCAGCGCGGACAGGCTCCTCTCCTAAGGGCGGACGCACGCGCCGCGCACAGCGCCGGGCCCCGGACCACAACCGGCGGTGGCGGCCCCGGTCGCGGCGCGGCGGCGTCTGCGGGTACACGCTCGACGACACGGTCTGCACCAAGCGGGGCGCGCACTACTGCGAGCCCCGCGCGGACAAGTTCGTGAAGTTCTGCGCGGAGCTGCTGCGGCACACCAAGGGCCCGCACGCCCGCAAAGCCTTCGTGCTCCGGTACTGGCAGGAGCACGAGATCGCCCGGCCGCTGCTGGGCGAGGTCATCTGGTCCGAGGACCACGGCCGGTACGTGCGCCGGTACCGGATCGCGTACATCGTCGTGGCCCGCAAGAACGGGAAGAGCGAACTGGCCGCCGCGATCCTGCTGTACCTGCTGGTCGGTGACGACGAGGAGTCAGCGGAGGTCTACGGCGCGGCCAAGGACACCAAGCAGGCCGGGAAGGTCTTCGAGCCCGCCCTGCGGATGGTGCAGCTCTCCCCGCCGCTGGCTCGCCGGCTGAAGCACACCAAGAACGCGCGGCGTATCTACGACGAGCGGACCGCCTCCCACTACGAGATCATCACCGCCGACGCGACCGGCGAGCTGGGCCACAACCCACATGCCTTCTGCCTCGACGAGGTCTTGAGCCAGCCGGACGGGTCCCTGTGGGAGGCGATGACCACGGCGGTCGGTGCCCGCGCCCAGGAGCTGCTGTTCGCCACGACCACCGAGACCAACGACGCCGCGTCGTTTGGTGCGGACCTGATCGACGAGGCCGAAGCCATCCAGGCCGATCCGGCGAAGGCCCCGCACGTGTTCGCGTTCGTGCGCAAGGCCCCCCGCTCCGACGACGAGCTGGAGCGGCTGCACCGGACCTTCCCCGGGCACCCCGACCTGCCGGTGTCCCTGGACCCGTGGGACGAGGCGAACTGGGCCTGGCCCAACCCCGCCTTGGACAAGTTCAAGTCGAGGGAGGCGATGCGCCGCCAGGCGCTGGAGGCCCGCGACAGCCCGACGAAGGAGAACGGGTTCCGCCAATTCCAGATGAACCAGCGCGTGCAGCAGATCACCCGCTGGATCACCATGGACCTGTGGGACGCCAACACCGGTGAGGTCGCCCCGACCCCGGACTGGGTCCTGCCCCAGCTCGAAGGCAAGAAGTGCTGGGCGGGGCTCGACCTGTCCTCCAAGATCGACCTCACCGCCTGGTGCCTGTTGTTCGCAGACGGCAGCGTGATCTGGCGGTTCTGGTGCCCGGAGTCCATCGTCCCCAAGCTCGACGAGCACACCGACGGCCGGTTCTCCGAGTGGGTGGCGGCCGGGTGGGTGCGCGTCACCGACGGCGACGTCATCGACTACCAGGCCGTGTACGCCGACATCGAGGAAGACCACGGCCGGTACGCCATCACCGACGTCACCTACGACCGGTGGTCGGGCGAGCCCGTCCGCCAGGAGGTCCAGGCCCGCACCGGTCTGGAGATGGTCGAGTCAGGGACGACCTTCGACAAGATGACCGCCCCGATGACCGAGACCATGCGGATGCTCAAGGCCCACGAGCTGCGCACCTTCGGCAACCCGGTCTCCCGCTGGATGGCCGACAACCTCGTGGCCAAGTCGCCGCGGGACGACCCCGACCGCATCCGCCCGGTCAAGCCCGAACGCCACAAGAGCGGCCTGCGCATCGACGGGATGCCCGCCCTGTTCTTCGCCGTCGACGGCCAGCTCGCCAGCTCCGTCACCGACGCCGACTCCCTGCCCGAGGCCGACATCTTCTGAGGAGCACGCGATGCACCGATGGGCCGCCACCGCCTGCCTGGCCGCCGGGGTCTGGATCCTCACCGGCCCCGGGTGGGCACTGCTCACCCTCGGGGTCCTGGTGTGGCTGCTCGCCCCCACCGGGTCCGGGGAGCTGCGCGCCGACGCGCTGCGCGAACGAGCGGCCGGCGCCGCCGCGGCCGTGCGCGGCTCCTGGGCGCGGGCCCGCGCTGTGCCGCGCCGGACGATCGCCGTCACGACGATGGTCGTCGGCGCGCTGCTGCTGCCCTTGGGGGTCGGGGTGCTCGCAGGCGCGGCCGTCGGTGTGGCCGTCGGCGCGGGCGCGGGCGCGGTGACTGCCGGGGCGGAACTGGCGGGCCTGTCCCTCCTCACCGGGTGGGGTGCCTGATGGGGTGGCTCAGCGGCCCCACCGAGACGAAGGCGGGGGCCGGGGCCGACGGTCTCGCGCCGACCCTGAGCCTCGGCCCGGGGGCTGCGCTCTACCCGGCCTCCGGGTTCCTGTCGGCCGCCAACCACGGGTTCGGCCGCAACGAACTCGTCTACGCCTGCATCATGGAGCTGGCGACTTCCATGCCGGAAGCGACCCTGCGCGTGTACGGCCCCGACGGGCTGGGGGAGCCGAAGGAGAACCACCCGCTTCGAGCGCTGTTGGCCGACCCGAATCCGATCCTGTCGGAGTTCGAGCTGTTCGAGCTGACCGTCATCCACCTCTACCTGGCGGGCACCGCGTTCTGGGAGGTCGTCCGCGACCAGGCGGGCCGCCCCGTGCAGCTCTGGCCCCTGCGCCCCGACCTGGTGCGGTTCTGGCTCCAGCCCAACGGGCAGGTCCGGTACGGGTTCTGGACCACGGCCGGGACCGTCGACCTGGGCACGGACGTGATCGCGTTCCGGCTGCCCAACCCCATCGACCCGCTCGTCGGCCAGCCGCCCCTGCGCCCTGCTCTGCGCGCGGTCGCCCTCGACAACGAGGCCACGGACTTCGTCAAGGCCCTGCTGCAGAACAGGGCGGTTCCGGGGACGGTCATCACCGTCCAGCAGAAGCTCGACGAGGGAGTCGCCGACCGGCTCGTCACGAAGTGGAAGCAGAAGTTCGGCGGCGGTCGCCGCGGCGAACCGGCTGTGCTGCAGCAGGGCATGGACGTCAAGGTCCTCGGCCTGGACCTGGAGAAGCTGGAGTTCCCGGACCTGCGCACCATCGCTGAGGCGCGCATCTGCTCGGTGTTCGGCGTGCCGCCGATCCTGGTCGGAGCCAAGGTCGGCCTCGACCGGTCGACCTTCGCGAACTACAAGGAGGCGAGGGCGAGCTTCTGGGAGGAGACGATCTTCCCGCTGCAGCGCCGCTTCCGCGACGTGATCGTCCGCGCTCTGCTGCCCGTCATCAACGACGCCACCTACTCCACCCCCCGCAGGGTGGCGGTGCGCTGGGACCGGTCCGAAGTGCTCGCCCTCAAGGAGTCGGAGCAGGCCATCTGGGAGCGCGCGAACTCGGCGCTCCGGGCTGGAGCCATCACCGTCAACGACTTCCGGCGCACCATCGGGATGCCCCTGGTCGACGGCGGTGACGTGTTCCTGCGCCCGGCCGGAGTCGTGCCTACCACTGCTGACGGCACCCCCACCGGCGGCGGCATCCTCGACCCCACCCCGGACACCCCCGACGAGGAGGAGCCCGAGGAGGAAGAGGACACCGCCGAGGAGGACGGCGGCACAGACGTCGAAGGGGCGTCGCTGTCCGACGCCGACCTGGCGCGGATGCTCGCAGCCCTCCCCCCGGGGTGAGCTGAGTGGCCGCCCGACCGAAGGTCCCCGCCCGGCACCTACGCGACGCCACCCGCAGCATGGTCGCCTTCTTCGAGCTGCAGCGCACGACCGTCGTCGACCACTGGCCCGACCCGAAGGCGGCCCGGCGGCCCGGAGCCCGCAAAGCCCGCGTTGACGAGCTGTTCTCCCTGACCCGGTGGGACCGGGTGCTCACCCCCGAGATCTTCTCCATCGCCATGGGAGCGGCGACCGCCGCCGGGACCTCGATCATGGCCGGGCTCGCCGGGTTCGAGGAGGAGGACTACGACGCCGACATGACGGTCGGCTGGCTGACGGTGCACGCCGCCGCTGTCGCCGCCGGGATCAACATCGCCACCCGCGCCGACCTGGCGACCGCGCTGACCGCCGGCCTGGCCGCCGACGACGTCGCCAACCTGTTCACCGGCTACCTGACCCGCCGCGCCCCGCAGATCGCCCAGACCGAGGTGACCGCTGCCCAAGGGTTCGGGGTGCGCGAGGCCGCCCAGCAAACCGGCCTCGACATGACGAAGACCTGGCGGACCGGGGCCAACCCGAGGTCCACCCACGCCCGCCTGGACGGCGAGACCGTCGCCCTCGACGCCCTGTTCTCCAACAGGGCCAGGTGGCCGGGCGACTCCGTGCTCGACACCGAAGAGCGCGCCAACTGCAACTGCTCCATGGAGATCGACACCGAGTGAGGAGACCATGACCCGACAGACGCTCGTCGTGCCGGTCGAATGGAAGGCCACCGACACCGAGGACGAGAACACCCTGACCGGCTACGCCAGCACCTTCGGCAACGTCGACCTGCAGTACGACACGATGCAGAAGGGGGCCTTCAAGAACTCCCTTCCGCGTGTGGTCAAGGGCGAGGTGCCCTACCTCGCCGACCACGTCGCCTCGGTCCGCAACGTCATCGGCACCCTGACCGAGGCGGAGGAGGACAACCGGGGCCTCAAGATCAAGGTGCGGTTCGCCACCGACGCGGACTCCCAGGCCATCCGGCAGAAGATGATCGACGGCCACGTCCGCAAGATGAGCATCGGGTACGAGCCGCTGCAGTGGCGGTATGAGACCCGGGGCCAGAACCGCATCCGCGTCCTGGAGGACGTGCGCCTGTGGGAGGTGTCGGCGGTGGTGTTCCCCGCCAACCCCCAGGCCGTCATTCAGACCGTCAAGAGCGCGGTCGCCGAAGCCATCGACACGGTCGTGGCCGGGGCGGTCGCCGCCGGGGGCGACGAGGTCGAACTCAAGGCCCTGATCGCTTCCTGGGGTGCGCAGAACCCCAACCCCGCCGGGGCCCTCACCCCCGGCGACAGCGCCGACGAACCCGGCGACGCGCCGGGCACCGTCGCCACCAAGACCACCACATCCCACCTGGACACCGACGCCGGGGCAGGAGGGGGCGCCGAGTCGAGCAAGGACACCGGTCCGGGCTCGCTCACGCTCCTCATGCACAAGGCGGACGCCGTGCTCGCAGGCCGGGACCCGGACGCGACGGCCGACCCCGTGAAGCTCGCGGGCGTCGACGCGCGCCTGGACGCGCTGGACACCTTCCTCCAGCGCCACACCCGCGCGGAGGAGCTGGCCGACGAGCTGGCCGCCCTGCGCGGAGACCGGTAACCGAACACGACACACGAGGGGTCCGCTACCTGCGGACCCTGTCTCGTGTGCGCACGAAAGGAGGGCGGGCCATGGCTCACCCGCTGCTGGTGCGTGCCGCGCAGTGCATCGAGGCCGCGCGCGCACTCAACGACGAGTTCCCCGACAAGGCGGCGATGCCCGCTGAGGTCGCCCAGAAGATGGATGCCCTGCTGGGCGAGGCGTCCAAGGCCAAGGCCCAGGTCGAGCGTGAGGCCAAGCTCACCGACCTGGACAACTACCTGACGACGCCGCAGTACAAGCACGACATGAGCGCCGACGGCAACGGCGGCAACGCGGGCTCCGGAGGGCTGTCCGTCGACCAGATCGGCGGCATCTACACCACCGACGGCCAGCGCAAGCAGGCCAAGGCCAAGGCGTTCCTGGAGTTCGTCCGCAAGGGCCAGCACATGGGCCACGAGCGCAAGGCGGACCTGGTGGAGGACGCCGACGGGCAGGTCCTCGTGCCCCCGGACTGGGTGGGCACCATCGTGCGCGAGCTGCCCCGTGAGGGAGTCATCCGCTCCCTGGCGTCAGTGCAGCCCACCACCTCCAGCAAGCTCGACATCGGCGTCATCACGGTGGCCTCCGCCGGGTGGGGCAAGCTGGAGACCGGCACCACCGCTGCCGACGGTCTGCCCGAGGACCCGGCCGACAAGGACACCATCGAGGTCCACGACCTCAACGCCCTGGTCAAGATCGGCATCGACCAGCTGGAGGACGCCGACGATGACTTGGAGACGATCATCACCCAGGCGCTCACTCTCAAGCTCGCCGAGCAGGAGGACGACGCGTTCGCCAACGGGACTGGCACCGGTCGGCCGCGCGGGCTCGCGCAGGCCACCACCATCACCCAGGGTGTGGCTTCCGCTGTCGGGGAGACCGTCACCGGCGACGAGCTGAAGCGGATCGTGTTCCAGGTCCCCGCGCAGTTCCGGCGCAAGGCCAACGCCGCCTGGCTCTACCACACGAGCGCGGAGGAGAAGATCGCGCTCCTCAAGGACAGCGAGGGCCGGTACCTGCTGCAGCCGTCCCTGTCACTGGAAGAGCCCGCCACCCTGCTCGGGTACCGGGCCCACACCGTCGACGGGCTGCCCGCGACCACCGCCACCGTCGACGGGGCCGGAGCGGGGACCGACAAAAGCGTGATGTTCGGTGACCTGCGGCAGGGCTACATGATCGCGGACCGCCGCCGGATCACTGTCACCCGTCTCACCGAGCGGTACGCCGAGGAGGGCAAGATCGGGCTGCTGTTCCGCCACCGCGTCGGCGGGGACGTCATCCGCCCCAAGGCGTTCGCCTGGTACAAGCTCTGACCCTGCAACCCCGAGGTGGGGCACCCGCGTTCAGGGGTGCCCCACCTGACCCCGAGGAGGTCGCTGTGAGGATCCGCGTCACGGAACCTGTCCGCATCAAGGTCAAGGGCGGCAAGGTCGTCAGCCTGGACGCCCACCACGAGTACTACCTGGAGGACGACAAGACGGCCGCTGACCTGGTCAAGCAGGGTCGGGCTGTCGAGCTGGACGCCCACGGCCGGGTCATCAAGCGGCCCGCGCGCACCCCGGCGCCCAGCAAGGCCCCGGAGGGCACCCCGGGTAAGCCCGGCGCCACCCGCACCACCAAGGCCGCGGCCGGCGCCCCGGAGAACAAGGCCGCCGACAAGGACGGCGCTAAGAGCACCACGAAGGGCGGCTGATCATGAGCGGCTACGTCGAGCCCGACGGGACCTGGGTGCACTCCGAAGGCATCGGCGCGATGGGTACACCCCAGACCGGGGTGACCGACGCCGGGCAGACCGCCGCCGTCGAGGTCGGCGCGGCGGCGACCGCCCGCCTCACCCTCACCGTGACGGCCGCCTCCGGCACCACCCCGTCCCTGACCGTCGCCGTGCAGACGTCCCGCACCGGCACCGGCGGGTGGGCCACGGTCGCGTCGTTCGCCGCCGCTACCGGGAGCGGGGCGCAGCACAAGGCGTTCGGTCCCCTGGACCGGTACGTGCGCGCCCAGTGGGACACCGAGGGCACCGACGCCGCGTTCGACTTCGCCCTCACCGGAACCCTCCTCTGACATGGCAACCGCTCCCGCGTTTGCGACCCCCGACGAGGTGCGGACCTTCCTCGACGACGAGAGCCTGGACGAAGACCGCCTCGTCCTCCTCCTGGCCGTCATCGCCGACGAGATCCGCAGCACGGTGGGATGGTCCATCACCCAGGAGACCGACGTCGAGGCGGTCGTCGACGGGACCGGGGTAACCGAGCTGCTGCTGCCGACCCTGCACCTGACCTCTGTGGCGTCGGTGATCGAGAACGGACGTCTGCTCGACCCCTCCCGGTACCTGCGGTACCGGCACGGCGTCATCAAACGGGTGGAGGGCGCGATCCCGGTCCGGTGGACGCGGCGACTGCAGGGCATCACCGTCACCTACACCCACGGGTACCCGGCCGACGCCATTCCCGGCGTGATCAAGGCGGTCGTCTTCGACGCGGTCGGCCGCGTCGCCGACAACCCGGCCGGCGTCCTCAAGTCGCGGACCGTCAACAAGGTGGCCGTCAGCTACGCCGACATCCGCACCCTGGTCGGCCCCATCGACGACCGCCGACTTGACGTCTGGCGGCTCCCCGACGGCGGCCTCGCATGAGGTTCGGCAGGGAGGTCCTGACAGTGGTGCGCGGGCCCGGCACCGACCGGCACGGCGACCCCCTCCCCGAGGACCCCACCGAGACACCCATCAGCGGGTGGGACGTCCAGCCCGGGGCCACCACGGAGGACACCGACGGCGGCAACACCGTCACCGCCGAGTGGATCGCGATCGGCCCGCCCGCCGCCGACATCACCGACACCGACCAGGTGCGCTGGCGCGGCGACCTCTACCAGGTCGAGGGGGCTCCGGGCCGGTGGCCCGACGAGCGCGGCCGACCCCACCACACCGAAGTGGAGCTCCGCAGGGTTCGCGGCTGACCTGGGCTCACTTCGGGCATTCCCGCTCTGGCCAGTGCACAGTCTGTGACCCTTCGGAGTGCCTGGTCAGGGAAGCAGGCGGTTGATGTTCGCGTCACTGAGGGCCTCACGGGCCTTCGCTCCGAGTTGTTGCGAAATGTCGGTGAGCTTGTCGCGGGCACTGGAAACAACCTCGCTGGGCCATACTGCTTGGCCGCCGGAGCGTGTCATCTCGGCGAAGTACTCCTTGCGCCACGTGTCGACCTTCACGACAAGCTCCTGGTCTTCGATCCGGGCCAAGGCGAGCCGCAGCCGTAGGTGCACTTCGTCCATGTCCAAAGCGGCAAGACCAAGTGCGCTGGTGTCGAGATTGGAATGCTTTGCGGTGAACAGCACCACGGCGTGGTAGAACTCCTCGGCCGCCAGCTGAGCAGCTACCAGGTTCTCCTGTTGAAACTCCGCACGTGCGCGTGCGCGCTCCCTGCGCTCGGCTTCCTTCTCCCGCCTACTCGTCGCCCAGTGGATCAACCACTGCGCGAGCAAGGCGACTCCGGCTCCGCCCAGGACCAGTCCTAGGTCTCGGAGCAGCACCCCCCACCACGGCCACGTACTCATCATGACCGCACCGTAGCGGACGGAGATGCCCCATGGCCGACCTGCCTCCGTTCCCGGACGTGGAGGACCTGCTGAGCGAGGCGCTCGCCGACCTCGCGGAGACCGGGTCGGAGACCCCCGACGACCTGCAGGACCGCCTCCCCTTCATCCGGGTCACCCGCATCGGCGGATCCGACGACCGGCGCACCGACACCTCCCGCGCCGACGTCGACTGCTTCGGCCGCACCCGCAAGCAGGCGTGGGACCTCGCGCGCGCTGTCCAGCAGCGGCTCATCTCCGGCCCGACCCGCGTGCCCGGGGTCGGCCTGATCGACCGGGCCCGCACCGAGCTCGGACCGCGCCGCGCCCCCCACCCCGATCAGACCCTCTGTCGGGTGCTCGCCACGTACCGCGTGAGCACCCGCCGCTAAGGCCCGCCCGGCCCGCCCCGCTACCTGCGGGGCTTCCACGTGGAATCGCACGAGAGGAGCCGGGCTATGCCTGCATGGGAGTCCCTCCGTAACCACCAGAACCAGCTGATCAGGAAGGCGCTCGAGGGCAGCACGTTCATCGCGCCGACCACGTCCAGCGCCATCGCGTCCCTGACCGGGTCGGACAAGAGCCTCAACGCGCTCCCGGCCGGATACAACGACCTGGGCTGGATGTCGGACGACGGGCCGCAGTTCGCCGCCGACGTCAGCTCGAGCGACATCACCTCGTGGGGTGCGGTCGAACCCACACGGCGCGACATCACCTCCGACGTCACCACCCTGCAGGTCGGCCTCCAGGAGACCAACAAGCAGACGATCGGCCTGTACACGGGCGCGGACATGACCGCCGTCGTCCCTGACCCGACCTCCGGCGAGGTCGCCGTGTCGAAGCCCGACCGGCCCCCGCTGCGCTTCTGGCGGGTGCTGACCATCGGTGTGGACCTGGCCGACGCGGGCGAAATCTACATCGCCCGCTTCCTCCCCAGGGCGTCGGTCACCGACAAGGACGACCAGGCGTTTCAGTCCAACGACGACTCGGCGCTGGGCTGGCCGGTCACCCTCACCGCCTACATGGACTCATCCGTGGGCTACAGCGAGCGGTTCTTCTTCGGCGGCCCCGGGTGGGAGTCCCTCCTGTCCGCCATGGGGTTCTGAAGGTGGCCCGCGCCACGAGCCTGCGCGTCGAGGTCGGCGACATCGCCCCCGCCGACGAGCTGTGCACCACCTGCCACCTGCCCGCGCTCGTGCGCGCGGACCTGGTGTGGCTGCACACCGACGGCGTCACCACCATCGGGACCTTCACGGTCTGCACCACCGACGGCTGCGAACACAACGAGCCGTCCCCCTGATCGCCGCGGCGGCCGGTATGCCGGGCGGGCGCCGGCCGTCGCGGCCTCCATCTCCAGCCCGCCACCCACGAGGACACGCCATGGAATTCGTCTCGCCGACCGGCCAGACCCAGACCGCGGAGGACCCGGTCGTGCAGGTGCGCCTGCGCGCCCACGGGTGGAGGCCGCGTGCGGAGCTGGAAGCGGTCGCACCCCACAACAAAGCTGCGGCCGACCGTCTGGCGCTCGCCCGCGAGGCCCAGACCCAAGCCGACCAGCGGGCGGCCCAGCGCCGTGCCGCGCAGATGGGAGAGGCCACTGACACCGGGACGCAGTCCGCAGCGGCCCCGGTCGCTGTCGAGCCCCCGCCCCAGCCTGACGAGACCCCGACGACCACCAGCGAGGACCCTGCCGGGCCGACTGCCCGCCGGACCCGCACCACCAAGACCAAGTAGAAGGAGAGCCCGCCCATGGCTGCCCGGTCACCACAGCGCCCCGCCAAGCCCAAGCCCGCCGTCCGGCCCAAGGACGTGTTCGACCTCGATGCCCTGGAGAAGGGCGGGGAGGTCAAGCCGTTCGCGGTCCGGCTCGGAGGCAAGACGTTCCTCCTGTCGGACCCCTTCGATGAGGACTGGCAGGACGCCGTCCTCATCGACATGCACGACATCGAGGGCTCCCTGAAGCCGCTGCTGGGCGACCAGTACGACGACTTCAAGGCCATCCGTATGCCCATGTGGAAGATGAAGGTCCTCAACGACCGGATGGAAGCCCACTACAGCCAGTACTACGGAGACCAGGGGGAAGGGCCCGCCTCGTCTGGCTCCTGACTCGATACCGGGACCAGATCGAGGCCGACCTCGCCCTGATCGGCTGGGACCTCGCCGCCCTGTGGACGGCCCGCAGGTGGCGGTTCCTGCTCAACATCGTCGACCACCTGCCGCGCACCTCCCACCTGGCCGCAGCGATGGCCGACGACGACGAGCTGGCGGAGAACTCACCGGAGCCCACCGGCGCAAGCTCGCCGCCGCTCACCGAGTGGTCGCCCATGGTGGAGCGGCTCACTCTGGCCGTCGACCGGCTCGGCGAGCTGATCGCCGCCGTGTACGGGGCGGCCGGCGGTAAGGCCAAGCCGCCCAAGCCGCTGCCGAGGCCGGTCACCGCGCGGGACCGCGTGCGCCGCAAGGTCCGCCAGCGCAAGCGCGCGCACGTGCTCGCCGAACTCGGCCGGGCCCGCGACGAGCGGCGCCCGTCCATGGCTGAGCTGCCGACCGCGCCCGACGAGCGGTACACCGCCGCCCGCACCCGCACACCCGCACCCAAGGAGTGACCCGTGCTCGTCGACTTCCAGCTGGACCACGACGGCATCGCCGAGATCCTGCGGTCTGCGCAGATGCGCGACGCCATGAACGGCACCGCCGTCGCGGTGGCCGCCGCTGCCCGGGGCCGCGTGGGCAAGGGCGAACAGGTCGTGTACCGGCCCTACACCACCGACCGGCAGGCGGCCACCGTCACCGTCCTGGCCTCCCAGGACCGCAGCGAGGACCTGTACCAGGCCGCCCGGTCCGTGGGCCTGGACGTCAACGAGGAACGCCCGACCGCCACCGCCGAGTAACCCGCTGAGAGTGAGGCCCGCCCATGCCCGACACCACCGAGACGTTCGACCTCGACGCAGTCCCGCCGCCCATGCCGCTGGAACCGTTCCCCTTCACCTGGGGCGGCCAGTCCTTCACCCTCGACCACCTGCAGGGTCTGGACGCCTGGGCTCTGACAGAGGCCACCGAGGGAGGCGACACCCGCGCCATGACCGGATCCCTGCGCGTCGCCCTGGGCGACCAGTACGAGCAGTTCCGCGCCCTGGGCCTGCCCCAGTACAAGGTCCGGCCGCTGTGGAAGGCGTGGATCGCCCACTGCCGACCGCCCGCTGAGGACGACCCGCAGGACACCACCGCCTGAGCAGTCCTCGCCCACCCCCTGTCCGCACGCCACATGACCACCGGACAGGGGGTGCTTCGTCGTGCCCAACGTCGGATACGCAGCGCTGCAGGTCATCCCGTCCATGCGGGGCATCAGCGACGAGCTTCGCCAGCAGCTCGTCCAGCCTGCGGCGGACGCCGGAGAGCGGGCGGGGCGGGCGGCCGGGGAGGGCCTCAAGGACCGCATCAAGGCGGGGGCGGTCGCCGCCGGAGTGGTCGCCGGGACCGTGCTCGTCGCCGGGATCACCGACGCCGTCGGCCGGATGAACGCCTCCAAGATGCTGCAGGCGCAGCTCGGCACCACCGGGCCGGTCGCCGAACGCCACGGGCGGATCGCCGGAGACCTCTACGCCTCCGGCGTGACCGGCACGTTCCAGGAGGCAGCCGACTCGATCCGCGCCGTGGTGCAGTCCGGGCTGGCCCCGCCCGACGCCACCAACGCCCAGCTCGAGTCCATGGCCACCAAGGCGTCCGACGTCGCCAACGTGTTCGGCCAGGACCTGGGCGGCGTCACCACTGCCGTCTCCCAGATGCTGCGCACCGACCTCGCAGGATCCGCCGACGAGGCGTTCGACCTGCTCACCGCAGGGTTCCAGGGCGGGGTCGACCAGGGCGAGGACTTCCTCCAGGTCATCACCGAGTACGGCACCCAGTTCCGCAAGGCCGGGCTCGACGGCGGTACCGCCATCGGGCTGATGAACCAGGCCATCGCGGCCGGCGCGCGGGACGCGGACATCGCGGCGGACGCGATCAAGGAATTCTCGATCCGGGCGGTCGACGGCTCGGACCTGACCGCGTCGGGGTTCGAGGCGCTCGGGCTGAGCGCTTCGGAGATGGCCGCCCAGTTCGGCGAGGGTGGCGCGTCTGCGTCCGCAGCCCTGGACACCACCCTGGACCGGCTCCGCGACATCGAGGACCCGGTCAAGCAGGCGGAGATCGCCACCGCGTTGTTCGGCACCCAGGCTGAGGACTTGGGCGACGCCTTGTTCGCCATGGACCCCAGCACTGCAGCGCAGGAGCTGGGCGAGTTCGCGGGCGCTGCCGATCAGGCAGGCGAGACCATCAGGTCGGGCCCGGCACACGAGCTGGAGGTGTTCAAGCGGTCCCTGCAGGGCGAACTGGTCACCGCCCTGGGCAACGCCGTCACCCTGTTCAACGATGCTGAGCCTGCCACCCAGCGCCTGGCGCTCGGCATCGCCGCCGTGGCGCTCGCCGCCGGGCCGCTGTCCTTCGTCGCCGGAGGTATCGGCCGGGTCGGTGGTGCGGCCATCGGCGCGGTCGCGGGGACCGCCCGGTTCACCGGCGGCCTCATCCGCGGGTCGGCCGCCCTGGGCGAGAACGCGTCCCGGTCTGCGCGCGCCGGGGCTGCGGTGCGGTCCTTCGGCGGTGCGGCCGGTCGCCAGGTCGCCAGCATGGCCGGGTTCGTCCGCACCCTGGCCCTGGTCGGCACGGAGTACACCAAGGTCGGCCTCCGCGCGGGGGTGGCCCGTGCGCGCATCCTCGCGGTCGCCGCCGCCCAGCGGATCGCCGCCGCTGGTGGGCTGCTGCGCACCCTCGCCCTGGTCGCGGTCGAGTACACCAAGATCGCCGTCCGCGCCGTCGTGGCCCGCGCGGCGATCCTCGGGCAGGCCATCGTGCAGCGCGCGGTCGCCATCGCCACCGGCATCTGGACGGCCGCGCAGTGGGCCCTGAACCTCGCGATGTCGGCGAACCCGCTGGGGCTCATCGTCATCGCGATCATCGCCGTGATCGCTGCCATTGTCCTTTTGTGGCGAAACTCTGAGACCTTCCGCTCAATCGTGACAGGCGCTTTTAATGCGGTCTGGTCGGCCATCAAGTTCGTTTGGAATTGGGTGAAAGCGAACTGGCCTCTCCTGCTCGCGATCATCACCGGGCCGATCGGAATCGCGATCGGGCTCGTGATCCGCTACTGGGACCAGATCAAGGCGGCGACGCTCGCAGCGTGGAATTTCGTCAAGGCGTCCGTCCTGGCCGTCGTCGGATGGCTCGTCTCGCTCTTCCTGAACTTCACCCCGGTCGGGCTGATCATCCAGCACTGGGACAAGCTCCGGGCCGCCACGCAGGCCGCCTGGGTGTGGCTGCGCACGACCGTGTCCGCCCTCTGGCAGGGATTGGTCACCTGGGTCGTCTCGCGCACGCTGAGCCTGCGCGACAGGGTCGTCGGAGGGGTGACTGCCCTGCGAGACCGGGCCGTGGCCCTCTTCACCCAGGCCCGGGACTGGGTCGTGGCGCGGGCGACCGGCCTGCGCGACCAGACCGTCGCCCGGGTGGTCGGGCTGAGAGACCGGGCGGTTGCTGTCCTGACTGCGCTCCGAGATCGGGGCGTGGCCGTGGCCTCTGCCCTGCGCGACCTGGTGGTCGGTCGGGCGCAGCAGCTCCGAGACCGGGTCGTCGGCGCGGTCGACACCCTGCGCTCGCGCGTGATCGGCGCGTTCGAGCGCGCCCGGGACGGCGTCGATAAAGCCTGGTCGAAATTGGAAAGCGTTGCGAAGAGGCCGGTGCGATATGTAATTCAGACGGTATATAACGCGGGAATTGTCCCCCTGTGGAATAAAGTAGCGGCGAAGGTTCCGGGCATTAATAAACTCTCGGAAATGAACCTTCCGCGCGGCTTCGCGAAGGGTGGAATCCTCGGCGGTTATTCGACCTGGCGTCAGGGTGACGACCAAGTCATCCGTGCCCGTAAGGGCGAGGGCATCGCCATTTCAGAGGCGATGCGGGTCCCCGAGTTGCGGTCCGAACTCCTCACGTGGAACAACGTCGGCGTCCGTGGCGGGGTCGCAGCGCTGCGCCGCTACGCCCAGGACCGCCGCGCTCGCGTGGCCCCCTCCCCGCGCGCCATCGCCCAGGGGCAGCCGCCCTTCCACGGGTTCGCGACCGGCGGCATCGTCGGCCAGTGGATCTCCTCCAAGTGGGACTCCGTCGTCGGCAAGGTGAAGGAGTGGGCCACCGCGCCCCTCAACGCCCTGCGCGACCGGGTGAAGGAGCGCTTCGGCACCGGCCAGGACTTCGAGGGCATCCCGTACCGGATGGTCGTCGCGATCCGCGACAAGATCCTCGACCGGTTCGGCAAGGCCGACTCCGACTACGCCGCCTCCTCCGCCGGGGGCGCTGCCGGGTGGTCCGGCCTGGAGTCCGCGTCGACCCGCCTGCGCCGCGCTGCGAGCTGGGCGCGCAACCAGCACGGCAAGCCGTACATCTGGGGCGGTGCGGGGCCCAGGGGCTACGACTGCTCGGGCTTCACGGGCAGCCTGGAGAACGTCATCAGGGGCATCGGCCCGTACTTCCGCAGGTACTCAACGCATGGTTTCCAGGGGTCCTCGGCACCGGCCGGATGGGTGCGCAACCTCGCGTCCCCCTACCAGGTCGGCATCACCCACTCGGGCGTCGGCCACACGAGCGGAAGCCTGATGGGGGTCAATGTGGAGTCGCGGGGGTCCCGGGGCGTCATCATCGGCCGCGGCGCCCGTGGGGCCCGCGACCGGCTGTACTCCTCGACGTACGGGTTCCGGCCGGTGGCCGGGGACTCCACCGCCGGAAGCAGCAGCGGCGGCGGAGGGGGCGGCGGCCGGGCGGCGTTCTACGACTCCGGCGGCTACGCCCAGCCGGGCATGACCGCCCTCCTCAACGGGACCAGGAAGCCGGAGCCCGTCTTGACGCACCGCCAGTGGTCGGACGTGTCCACGCTGGCCGGGCGGGGAGCCGAAAGCGGCGACACCTACAACCTGTACCCGCGCACGTTGGACATGACGGTGCAGGACCTCGAGGTGCTGCAGCGCCGCCAGGAGGCGCGTGCTCGAGTCGGACGCCCACGGTAGGGAGACCACACTGTGCCGATCATCGCGGGCGACCACGGGCCCGGGGTGGTGCTGCCCGAGGTCGGGTTCGCCACCGCCACCTACACCGACCCCACCGGGCGGGCGTGGCCGCTCACCGACACCCTCAGCGGGTGGTTCACGCTCGCCGACGGAGTGTCCGGACTCGGCGCGGCCGTGTACGACCTGACCACGGACGCGCACCCGCGCGGAGGGGTGCGGCTGCGGCATGCCCAGCCGCAGGCCCGCACCGTGATGTGGCCGCTGCACGTCTACGGCGACACCCACACCGAGTTCGTGGGCAGGTGGCGGGCGCTCGCGCGGGCGTTCACCGACACCCTCCGCAAGGGGCCGGGGCGGTTGGAGATCGCCCGCCCGGACGGCACCCGCCGGCACATCGCCGTCCGCTACTCGGGAGGGTTCGACGGCCAAGGCGAGCAGGGCACCGGCATCCACTCCGACAACGCCATCCTGTCCCTGCTGTGCGAGGACCCGTACTGGGTGGACGCGGTGCCGCTCACCGCCCGCAGGGAGCATGCCCTTGGTGAGGACTTCCTGCAGCCGTTCCCGTCGGTGTCCTCCTCCCAAGTTCTCGGCGAGACCACCCTGGACAACCCCGGCGACGTCGACGCCTGGCCGACCTGGACCATCACCGGGCCCGCCACGGTGGTGACCTTCACCCAGGAGGACACGGGGGAGTCCTTCACCCTGGACCCCGGTTCGGTCGGTGGGAGCCTGCTCGCCCACGAGCAGGTCACCGTCACGACCCACCCGCCCCGGGTCCGCAAGGCCACCGCCGAGCGGCAGACCATCAGCCTCGGCGCGGCCACGGCCGGGACCATCACCATCACCGCGTTCGGAGAGACCACGGCGAGCATCCCCTACAACGCCACCGCCGTGACGGTGCGGGCTGTGCTCGAAGCGCTGGTCACCGTCGACCCCGGCGAGATCGTCGTCACCGGCGGGCCGCTGCCCGGAGTCATCACCCTGACGTTCGTCGGCCGCTACCTCGGCACGAACGTCGGTCAGGTGGTGGTCACCCCGACCGGGCTGACCGACGGCACCGTCACCGTGGCCACCGCCGCCCAGGGCAGCACCGCGAACTGGGTCGGGGCCTTGAACTGGCCCGGCGCCGACCTGTGGCCGCTGCAGCCCGGGGAGAACCGGGTCACCTTCCAGCTCGACGGGTCCGGCGCCGGGTCGGCTGTCGACCTGTCGGCCGCCGCCCGCTACGAAACGGCCTGATCATCATGCCCATCAGCCTGCTCATCACCGACGAGGACCTGGCCGTGCAGGGCGACCCCATCGACGGATGGGCGAGTCTCGACTCCACCCTGCGGTTCAACGAACCCGCTTCCGGGTCCGTCCAGCTCACTGCCTACCCCGAGGTCATGGCGCAGCTCCAGCCGGGCAACCGCCTGGTGGTGATCCGGGACGGCAGCATCTGGTGCGCGGGCCCGATGGAGATGCCGCAGGACTACACCTGGAGCGTGGGCGACTCCTCCGAGCCCAACCCGGGCAAGGTCACCGTCTCCTTCTCCGACGACCTGGCGAAGGTGGCCGGGTACGTCACCTGGCCGACCCCCGCCGCGGCGTGGGCCAGCCAGCACGCCACCGACTCGAGGTCGATCACCGACACCAACGCCGAGACCATCATCAGGCAGCTGGTCACCGAGAACTGCGGGCCCGGTGCGCTCGCCGCTCGCCGCATCCCGCACCTGATCCTCGCACCGGTCGCCGGGGTCGGCACCAACACGACCATCACCACCCGGTTCGAGGGACTGCTGGTCGCGGCCCGCCGCGCTGCGCTCAACGGCGGGGCCATCGGGTTCCGAACCCGTCAGGTCGGTGACGAGATCCGGTTCGAGGTGTACGCGCCGGCCGATCTCACCCGGATCGCTCGGTTCTCCGCCGGGCTCGGGAACCTGCGCAGCGTCCAGTACAAGCAGTCCGCGCCGACGGTGACCCACGCTCTCGTCGGCGGCGGAGAGGACACCGCCCGGGTGTTCGTCGAGGCCGCCGACACGGGGGCCTCCGACCTGTGGTGGCGGGTGGAGAAGTTCGTCGACCAGTCCTCCATCGCCACCGACGCCGACGGCGAGCTCACCGGCGCGGGCCGCGAGGAGCTGGCCACGGGGGCGGCCCCGGTCGAGCTGGCCACCGTCACCGTCGACACCGAAGACCTGAAGGCCGGGCGCGACTTCGGGCTGGGCGACCGGGTGACGGTGGAGCTCCCGACTGGGCTCGAGGTGGCGGACGTGGTCCGCTCCATCCACCTGCAGGCGTCCCCGAACTCGGGGGAGTACGTGTCCTCCCTCATCGGGTCGGCGGAGGCCACCTCCGACCCGGCGACCGTCCGACTGATCCGCGACCTGGGCCGACGGCTCGGACGCATGGAAGCGAGCAGGTAGCCATGGCTCAGACTTCGTGGCCGTCTCCGGCCCACAACAGCAGGAACGTCACCGACACCGAGTACGAGATCATGGCCGCCCGGTTCTCCGACGACGGGCTGATCGGCGACCCCGGCGACAGCGCGGCCGTGATCGCGGGGACCGGCCTGCAGGTCCTCGTCCGCGCGAACAAGTTCGGATCGCTGCGCGGGCACGCCTGGTCGTCGGGGACCACCGACGTGCCCCTGGCCATCGCCGCCAACTCGTCCGGGTCCACGCGTGTGGACCGGGTGGTGCTTGCCCTGGACCGGGCGACGTGGACCGTCCGCGCCGTCGTCTCCCAGGGCACCGCCGGGGGCGGCGCGCCCGCCCTGGTCCGGGACGCAGCACGGTACGAGATCCCCTTGGGGAGGGTGACCGTGCCGACCGGCGCGGCGTCGGTGACGGTGGCCCGCGAGGAGCTGTACGTCGGCTCGCGGGTGCGGCCTTCCGACTCGACCACCGCCAACCCCACCCCTGCGCTCGGCGAGCTGGGCTTCGAGCGTGACACCGGACGCCTGCGCATGTGGGACGGGGCCGCCCGCCGCCTCATCTACGAGGACACCGGCGACATCGCCCTCCCGGTCGGCTTCGACACGTGGGTGGAGGAGTCCGGCGGCAAGGTCGGCCGCAAGATCGGCGCCGTCGTCCAGCTCGTCATCAACGTGCGCCGTGTCCGACTGAACTTCCCATCCTCGGACTCCGATGGGTCGAAGATCTGCAACGCCATCCCCTCGGTGCTGCGCCCGGAGAAGACCCTGTACTTCCCCGGCGCGTTCACCGGCGGCACCTCCGCGCGCCTGGAGGTGCGCGCCGACGGCGAGATCTGGGTCAACCACCAGTCCGCGACCGTCACGGTCGGCCGCTACCTGCGCGCCACCCTCACCTACCTCAAGCCCTGAAAGGACGCTGATGGCCAGGCACCGGTTCGGCGGCATCGCCGACTACGTCATCACCCTGGGCGAGACGAACGCCGCCACCCTGCAGCCCGGGACACCGGTCACCTGCTGGAACGCTGCGAGCGGCGGCACCCAGTACGCCGACCTCGTCGACCTGGACGGCACCACCGTCATCGCGGGCGGAGAGCTGGTCGCGGACGCCGTCGGCGCGCTGCCCGAGTTCCTGGGCCCCGACGGGGTCCGGTCGGTGTACCTGGACGCAAACGGCGGGGCGGGTCCGCGGCGGCGCGCGGTCGCCGTCGACGTCGGCGAGGACCTGACTGTGGTCGAGGCTCAGGTGTCCGGGCACGCCGCCGCGCTCAACCCTCACGGGACCGGCATCGCGACCTTGGCGGACACCGCAGCGAACCCGACGACCGCCGACGTCAAGGGCGGCGGAGTCCTCACCTACGACACGACCACCTCGTCCTGGCGGTCGGACGGCACCACCTCCGGACTCATGGGGTGGCACGCCGCCCTCGCGGGCCGCCACTACGCGCGCGCCACCATCGTGGCCCTGGGTGACTCCATCACCGAAGGCCAGGGCGCGACGGCGTTCTCCAGCACCTGGCCCGCCCGTCTGCGGGCGCTGCTGCGGCACCGATTCCCGACCGACGGCGTGGTCGGCGGAGGCCGCGGCTTCATCGGTGCGGCGTCGACCGGCACCCTCTCCTACGCGTGGCCGACCTCCGTCACCGGGGGCCCGGACTTGGACAGCGGGTGGGGGCCCAAGCGGTACGCGGTGTTCCTCGACGGGGCGGCCCCGGCCGACACCCTCACCTACGCCCTGCAGGGCACGGCCGCCGACATCATGTGGGGGCGCTCGGAGTTCTCCGGGAGCTTCCGGTACAGGGTCGACGGCGGCTCGTGGACGACCGTCAGTACGGGCGGCGCCACCCAGGACGGGATGCTCACCCGTGTGAACCTCGGGGCGTCCGGCCCCCACGAGCTGCACATCGAAGCGGTCGACGCGACCTTCAAGCAGATCATCGCCGGGGTGGTCGAGTACGACGGCGACGAGGACGCCGGGCTCGTCGTGCACGAGTGCGCGCACTTCGGGTGGTCCTCCACCACGTGGGTGGGGGGTACTACCGCCCCGGCCCGGTGGCCGTCCGCGATCGGCGCACTGTCCCCGGACCTGGTCGTCATCATGCTCGGCGCGAACGACCAGTGGGCAGGCACCGAGCCGTCGGTGTTCCGCTCGAACCTGTCCGCGCTGATCGGCGCGCTGCGCGCAGCGACCGTCGCGCCGATCCCGTACCCGCCCATCCTCCTGGCGATGCACGCCGCGCGCGGAGACGGACCCTTCGCCCATGCCTGGTCGGCGTACACCGTCGAGGCGCACGCCATCGCCCGCACCGACCCCATGGTGTCCGTCGTCGACCTCACCGTCGGGCCCCGCTTCCCCGACCAGGGTGCGAGCCCGTCCTGGGGCCTGTACGCCGACGCCGTCCACCTGTCCGACACGGGCCTGTCCTACGTGGCCGACCAGCTCGCCGCCCTGCTCGCCCCGAGGTGAAGCGTGGACCCCACAGCCTTCGTGCCCTTCGCTGACGTCGGCCTTCTCGGCGTGCTCAGCTCCGTGGTGGCGTACGGCGTCTTCGCCCTGGCCACAGGGCGGCTCATGCCCTCCGCGACGCACGACCGGATCGTGGCGTCCCGGGACGCCCAGCTCCAGCAGATGAAGGAGCTGTACCTCGCGGAGAGGGCACGCGGCGACCTGCTCGCCCAGCAGTCGGCAACGTTGACCGAGGCGGCTCGGACCAGCGCCACCGCCATGGACGCTCTGCGCGACGCGGCGGCCCCTGCCCCTCCGCCCGAGGAGGGCGATGACCGATGAAGTGGAAGCGCCTACGCCGCCTGTGCTACCGCTACCGCTACCGCACCCCGGACCCGCCCGTCACCGACACCGAGCTGCAGCGGATGCGTGCCGCCACCGAGGCGTCGCTGGCGGAGGCGCACGCCCGCGACCCGGAGGTGCGCGACGTCGCCGCACGGCACCGCGAGCACAAGGAACGCAACCACTTCGGCGACCTGTTCATGAACATCCTCGAAGGAGGGCGCGGCGATGTATGAGCTGGGCAACTGGGTGGCCATCGCCGCCGGAGTGCTCACCTGGGGGTTCTTGATCGACTACCTCACCGGCACCCCCTGGCACCGGTCCGGCGGAGGCCGACTGTTCGTCTCCGGGCTGGTGGTCCTCACCGCGATCCTCACCCTCGTCGCCGTCCGTCTCGTCGCGGGCGACTACCCGGGACACGAGCTGGTGCGCCTGACCGTGTACACCGCCGGGGCGCTCACCATCGCCGTGGCGTGGGCCGTCCACCGCCGGGTGCGCTGCCGAGACAGGGCGCACGACACACCTACTTCCAGGGGCCGACACCGGCCCTGATCCACCCCGCCCGGCCCCGCCTGAGAGCGGGGCCTTCGTCATGCCCAGGAGGGCACCATGACCGATTTCCTGATGGGCCTGTACGGCCGATTCCGCCACCTGCTGCGCTACCGCCGCAACCCGGCCGTCTACGTCGCCGTGGGCCTCGTGGTCGTCCTCACCGGGTGGCGGCTCGCCAACGGGATGCCGCTCGAGGACATCCTCACCGAGCACTACGTGGAGTCCATGCTGATCCTCGCGGGCGGCGTCCTGACGCGCCTGCAGGTGTGGGCCCCGGAGAGCGTGGAGGACCTGTTCGCCGCGCAGGAGGCGTACCCCACACCGGAGGATCACGTCGAGTTCGACCCCCGCCTGACCACACCGCCCGACGAGGGCACCACCCGCGAGGGCTGAACCATGGACGTGATGCAGCTCCTCGCCGTGCTCACGACCCTGCCCCTCGTCATGGGCCTGGTCGTCGAGTCAGCGCCCACCGTCGGCATCCCGTCGGTGATCGGCACGTCCGGCCGCCCGCGCTCGGGCCGGGTCGTCCACTACAACGGCGGTCCCCTCACCTGGGGGTCGCACGCCAACTGCCGCGCCCAGGTGCGGCAGATGCACGCCGGGCACCGCGCCCAGGGGTGGGCCGGGATCGGCTACCACTACCTGATCTGCTGGCACGGCATCGTCCTCACCGGCCGCGGCCTCAACCGGGTGGGTGCCCACGCCCCCGGAGCGAACGGCACCCACATCGGCGTGCAGTTCATCCTCGGCGGAAGCCAGAAGCCATCGGCGAAGCAGCTCGCAGCGTTCGTCGCCCTGGGGGCCTGGCTCGCCGCGCGCGGCGTCCGCGCCTCGGTGACCGGGCACCGCGACTGGATCTCGACGTCCTGTCCCGGCACCCCGCTGTACGGGCGGGTCCGCTCCGGGAACTGGGGCGGGGGCTCCACCGGGGGCGGCGGAAGCACGCCGGCCCCGGCGCCGACGTTCTCCTACTGGTCCGTGGCCGGGGTCCAGGTCCCGACCGGCAACCCGTGGTTGCTGCGGGGGATGACCGGCACCCCGGTCCTGCGCCTGCAGCAGGCCCTGCTCAAGTGGCGGCCGTCCCTGCTCCCGAAGCACGGAGCTGACGGCGGCTTCGGCGCTGAAACCGAGGAGGCGGTCCGCGCTCTGCAGCGGGCCCGGGGCGTCAGCCTCGACGGCGTGTACGGCACCGAGTCCGCGGCCGAGCTCCGGCGTGCCCTGTCCTCGGCCAAGCCGCCGTCGAAGCCGTCCCCGGACCGGCTCGTCGTCGACGGGCGCCTGGGCGAGCTGACTGCGAAGGCGGTCCAGCGCTCCCTGGGCGTGAAGGCCGACGGGGTGTGGGGGAAGATCACCGTCCGGGCGCTGCAGCGCAGGTGCGGGCTGACCGGATCGGCTGTCGACGGCCTCCTGGGGCCGCAGACCACCCGCGCTGTGCAGCGCCGGTGCGGTCTCACCGGCGGCTCGGTGGACGGCGTCTGGCCGTCCATCCGGTCCGTGTCCAAGGCGGGTGTCATCACCTTCAACTCGGGGGTGGTCTCCCAGACGACGCGTGAGCTGCAGAAGGCGGTGAACTCGGGCAAGGTCTGACGCAGCACGCTGTAGGGTCGCGTCGCCCATCAGGGCGGACGCAAGCGCCCGCCTCCGTTAAGGAGGCGGGCGCTTTTCGTGTGTCCGGGGCTACTTGTCCTTCTTCACCTTCTTCTCATCCTCGGTCTGAGCTTTGTTCGCGTCGATCTTCGCTTGGATCTTCCTGATCTGGTCCGCTGCGATCCCTTGCTCGATGACTTCCCTGAACGAGGTGGCGATTCGCTCGGCGTCTGGATCTCCCATGCTGTTCCTCTCTGATGTGGTGCGGCACTGGCCTCTTACAGGCCGAGTTGGTCACGGGCGGTCCGGATACGCTTCGCCAGCTTGTCCGGCCGGTCAGCATGGACCACCAGGCTCGCCATGGGGTGCTGGGCCCACATCCCATCCAGGCGGGACACCAGGTCGGTGCGGATGAGGAAGCCCACGTACCAGTCCGGTCGGAGATCCCGTTCGATCGCCTCCAGAGCTTCGAGGTCCGCGCGGACCTGGTCGGCGTCCAGGACGCGCAGGAAGTGCCTCTCCTTCTCCCACGGCCGACGGAAGCTGATGGCGGGCTGCCGGTGCACCAGGGCGTCCTCGATGCACCAGGTCAGGTCGGTGGTTTGGGTCAGCTTTTGTCGGGTCATGAGCGTTCTCCGGTCCGCAGGGTGGTGATGAGGGCTGCGATGTGTCCGGCGTCGCCCACCGCCCCGACCTCCAGTGCGAGGGCGTGGACCTGCTCCAGGGCGCGGACGACCTCGCCGCTGCCCGTCCCCGCGTGCAGGACGTGGGTGATCTGCGACCTGGGGTAGCGGCGGTGTCCGCCCAGGGTCTTGACCGAGGACAGGCGGCCGTCCTTCTCCCAGCGGGCGACGGTCTTGGGGTCCACGCGGAACAGGCGGGCGACCTCGCCGGGGGTGAGGAGGTCCTCGGCGGTGTCCATGAGGGTAGGGGTGGAGTTCAATTGGGTCTCCGTCACGGTGGGGGCCAGGGCGAGGTGGTGCCCGCGCGCCCGGGACACGGCACCGGGCGCGCGGGGGATCAGGGAGCGTCGAGCAGGTCGGCTGCGTCGAGGACCGCCATCGCGAGCGCCCGGTCGGCGCCGGAGATGATCAGCAGCGCGGAGAGCTGCCGGGCCTGGACGGCGTCGAGGGTGAGCTGGACGGTCTTCGGCCCGACGGTCGCGGCGATGACGATCTGCGGGTCCGCCGGGGGGCCGACCCAGGGGTCGTCGCGGAGCAGGCTGACGCTCACCCCGCTGTGGGTGGCGACCTCTCGGACGTGGCGCAGGGTGGGCTCAGCGGGGTGGTGGTCGTGTCGGCACCACGGGGGGCATAGGTCGGGCATGAGGCTTCCGTCGTCGGGTGTGCGAGTGAAGGTGTGGCTGAAGGGCCCGCGCGCCCCGCACGCAAGGGGATAGGTGCGGGGCGCACGGGAGTGTGGGTCAGGAGGGAGCCTGTGAGGCACCCTCGATCAGGTCGGCGGCCCGAGCCAGCGCCGCTGCCACGTCCGTGAGGTCATGAGTGACGGTGATCAGCTGGGCCAGGGCGCGCGCCTGCTGGGGCGTCAGCTTCAGCTCCGTCTCTGAGGCAGTTGCCACCACCCCCACAAGGGAGGCTCTAAGAGGGCCCTCCTCGGAGTCGACACGCTCGACGAGGACGGCGACCGGTTCACCGTCCTCGCCGTGAACCAGACGCAGATGGCGCATGTCTAAGCCGTACGCCTCATGGTCGAAGCTGCACCAGGGCGGACAGATGACGTGGTCCACCAAGGCCGCATCGTCGACGTGGGCCCGGACGTCCTCCTCACGGAAGCGGTAATGCCCTGAGGGCGTCCGGAAGAAGGGGAGCTTGCCACTCTTGGCCCACCGGGCGACGGACGCGGGATCGACCTGGAAAATCGCGGCGACCTGGTTCGCGGAGAACAGACGCTTGCGAGTGCTGTTGGTGTTCATGGGTTCCTTGGGGGAGGGCCGTGCACCGGCGGGTCGGACGGGCCGGTGCACGGCCGGTCTTCACGGGGCGGGCAGCGTCTCGAGCGGGGACCGCCAGATCACGGGGTGCACCCGGGAGGGGTCGTAGGGGGCCCGGCAGACACGGAGCTGCGCCCCTCGGCGCGCCCCGAACATCTCCTCGTGGTCCCCGGTGGTCCCCATGTACCGGACCTGGGCTCCGTGGGCGCGCGCCCACGTACGCAGGTCGGCCAGGCTCTCCAGCTCGTGCAGCTCGAGGACGGTCTTCACGGTCTTCATCGCCGCATCTCCTCGTCCGCCTTGCGCAGTGCCTCGGCAGCTGCGAACGCGGCCCGTGCCAGGGTCTCGAGCGCGGCGATGCGCTCGGCGCGCTGGTGGGGGCGCATCCATTCCGGGGTGAGGTCGATGTAGCACCCGGCGATGGCCAACGAGTTGACCGGCCCGGCCCCGGCCGCCTCGTGCACCAGGCGGATGTCGGAGGCCGTCAGGTCGGTGATCGTGACTGCGGTCGTGGCCGTCATCGCGTCACCGCCGACAGGGCGAGGTGGATGCTGCGCACGATCGGGACGGCCCCGGTCGCGACGCTCACCCACGCGGGCGGCAGGGTCACGAGGAACGGGCGGCACCGGTTGCTGCGGCGACGCCGCGCGGAGGCGTTCACCGGTAGCTCACCGCCTCGGGCATCCGCTCGCGGACGCTGATCAGCGCGGTGATGAGCGTGTCCAGGTACGGCGCGTCCAGGGTGTCCAGCTCGGTCTGCAGGTGCAGGGTCACGCCCGGGGCGAGGGCGACCAGGGCGGCGCCGGGCGTCAGCCCGGGGGCGTCCTTGGCCCACACGACCCGGACGTCGGAGGCGTCCGGCTGGCTGATCGACACGGCCTTGACGGTGACGCGGGTGGCGACGGTGGCGGTGCTCATGCTCGCACCCCCTGCGTGTGCCAGGCGCGGACGAGGTTGGTCAGCTCGGTGTGGAGCTGGGTGGAGGCGATGTCGGTGAGGACCCCGATCCCGAGGCGGCTGCGGTCGGCCCGCTGCTGGGCCTGCTGCCGTTCCCACTCGAGGTAGTAGGGGCGGATCACGTGCCGGTCCGGCATCAGGGACGGGCACGTCGGCCCCGTCGGGGCTTCCCACCGGCGAGAGACGCGGGCGGGTGGGGTC